TGAAGCAGTTATTCCACTGAAGAATGGTGCTGTACCGGTTAGTGTAAAATTAGATTTAAACAATGTAATGGCTGAAGGTGGTATTGGGCCAACTTTTGGCGGCATTAATCAATACACTGGTATCAATCAAGGACCAATAACCACTGATCTTAACGCTGTCAAAGATATTGCAGCCGGAATGGGAGCGTTTGACAAGGCCACATCAACTATTACCAACCCTGCTGTCTGGAAAGAAATTATCAATAGTGGAATTGCAATGAACTTTGAGCTGGGAGTAGCTCAGCTGGGAACTGCTGTGATCCCAGGAATTGGCGAAGAAATTGCAGCAAGAATCAAAGAAATTCAAGAGCAACACAATACAGATGGCAGTAAAGCGTTGGAACAGGCAGGAGTAGAATTCCGAGCTGCCATGGCCGAGGCCCTGGCGGAAATGCTTCGTACCAGCGGAGAAACTGTTGTGCCTGGTATGGAACACGTGGCAGAGGGCATACGAGACATGGCACGTACCAATGACCGTCAGTTGGAAGTCATGCAAAAGATACTGGCAACCAACTACTAACACGGTAAATAACTTACTATGGCAGAACAACAAAGTTGGAAAAAATATTTCAAAGTGGCAGACACGTCTGGTCAGCTGAGTCCTATATCGGGAAAAAATCAGTTTGGCCTGAACGGATATCCCAGAAACAACGGCAACAACTCAGGAGCACAAGCAGACTTTGTGTTTCGCAACTATGCCAGCAGACTACCAGAAGTATATTCAGGACACCCCAACCGTATTGAGCGTTACAACCAGTACGAAAACATGGACATGGATTCAGAAATCAATGCATGCCTGGACATCATTGCTGAGTTCAGCACACAGCCCAATCAGTCAAATGGCACACCTTTTGAAGTGGACTACAAAGACAAGCCCACAGATCACGAAGTAGATATTATTCGCAAGCAGTTGCAACAGTGGGTCAAGCTGAACAAGCTGGGTCAACGCATTTTCAAACTGTTTCGTAACACCATCAAATACGGTGATCAGATTTTTGTGCGTGATCCAGAAACATTTGAAATGTACTGGGTGGATATGAGCAAGCTGGCTCGAGTCATTGTGAACGAAAGCGAAGGCAAACGTCCTGAACAGTATGTGATTCGAGACATCAATCCCAACTTTCAGAATCTCAGCGTGGCAGCAAAAACCACCACTGACTACATGACCAACCCGGTGACAGGCAGCATCAGCGGCAGTTCAAACTACACCATGCCCAACGGTGGATCAGGCGGCGGCACCAACAACAGTCGTTTCATGCAGGCCATGAACGAAGTTTGTATTGATGCCAAGCATGTGGTACACATGAGTCTGAACGAAGGCTTAGATGTGTTCTGGCCTTTTGGACGCAGTGTGCTGGAACAGATTTTCATGGTGTTCAAACAGAAACAACTGTTGGAAGACTCAATTCTAATCTATCGTGTGCAACGTGCTCCGGAACGACGAATCTTCAAAATTGATGTGGGCAACATGCCCAGCCACTTGGCCATGGCGTTTGTGGAGCGTGTGAAAAATGAAATGCATCAACGCAGAATTCCTACCATAACAGGCGGCGGTCAAAACATGATGGATTCTAGCTACAACCCACTCAGCGTGGGTGAAGATTACTTTTTCCCACAAGGACAAGACGGTCGCGGTAGCAGCGTAGAAACACTGCCTGGCGGACAGAATCTTGGTGAAATTGACGACCTAAAGTATTTCAACAACAAAATGGCTCGTGGCCTGCGTGTGCCATCCAGTTACTTGCCCACAGGACCTGATGACTCAGATCGTGTGACCAGCGACGGCAAAGTGGGCACTGCCCTGATACAAGAATTCCGCTTTAACCAGTATTGCGAACGCTTGCAGGCTCTGGTGTGCGAAAAGCTAGACGACGAATTCAAAATGTTCCTGAAATGGCGTGGCTTCAACATTGATGCTGGCCTGTTTAATTTGAAGTTCAATCCTCCGCAAAACTTTGCCAGCTATCGTCAAAGTGAACTGGACAACACTCGTATTCAGGCATTCCAGGGACTGGAGCCACTGCCCTACATGAGCAAGCGATTCATGCTTGAGCGTTTCTTGGGCTTGACCGAAGAAGAAATCAAAGAAAACGAACAAATGTGGCGTGAAGAACGTGACAGTCCTGAAATGCAAACACAGTCAGGACAGGATCTACGCAGCGTGGGTATCACACCAGGCGCCCTAGAAACAGACATCGCTGCTGGAGAAGAAATGGCTGGAATGACGCCTGAAACTCCGGGTGTGCCAGCCACTACGCCAGGTGCAGCAGTACCACCAGCACCCGGCGGCGCAGCCCCAACAGTATAAATACTGGCATGATACTACAAGAATTTTGGTCAAAAGAACCTGAAGCATATCAGGACCTGGCTCAAGACAATAGCCAGCTACAGCTGGGTGACCTGCGTAAAACTCATTTGACCCTGCGTCAACTCAGCAAGCTGAGAAAAATGAATGATATCAGAACTGTGGAATACAAAGAAAAACTCAAACTGGTGCGTCAACAATATGCACCACCGCCAGCACCAGTAGTCTAATTGTTGCAAGCAATTTGCAATTTATAGTCTTTTTGACTACTTAACACACCGCTTTTATCTCACCTGTGTAAATAACAGCACACTTTACTATAGGAGTTTCCTTATGAACAGATTTGAACAATTGATTGAATACGTGATCAATGATGAAGACAAAAAAGCTCAAGAGCTTTTCCATGACATCGTAGTGGCCAAAAGCCGTGAGATCTACGAAAGCATGATGGACGAAGAGCAAGAGCTCGACGAAGGCACTGACGACATTGAAGAAGGTGCCGATGACATTGAAGAAGGCGCCATGGGCGGTGACGCTGCTGACAGCCTAATTGATGATGTTGAAATGGAAGAAGAATCCGACATCAACATGGAAGGCGAAGAAGATGACATGGGCAACGACATGGGCAGTAATGACATGGGCGATGACATGGGCGATGACATGGGCGGCGACGAAACAGCCACCAAAGACGACATCATGAACCTGGAAGACAAGCTGGACGAACTCATGGCTCAATTTGAAGACATGATGGGCAACGGCGATGACATGGGGCCTGAAGAAGGCGGCGACGCCATTGAAATGGACGACACAGAAGAAATGGACGACCAAATGGGCATGATGGAAGCTCTGCAATTAAAAGCAGCCCCAAAGCCAGTTACTTCTGAAGAAGGCAACACAAACAAAAAGTCTACTGTAGCTGCCAACTCAGGCGCACGTGGTGCAATGGCCAAACCAGTTCACACTGGTGCCAACGAAGGCGGCCATCATGACACCTCAGCGTATCGCAACACTACCAAAGACCTTGGTGTCACACCAACACAAGATGCTGGCAAAGGCGCATTCAAAACTGCTGCTCCAAAGCCAACAATGTCACAAGCCAGTGGCGTAAACAACAAGAGCCCAATACCAAGCGGTAGAGGTTAATTAAAATGTCGTCAAAGTATCTAAGAGAAGATCTTACATTTAGCCAGGCTCGCATCGAAGTCATTACTGAAGACGATGCAGCCAGCGGCGGTAAGAATCTCTATCTCAAAGGTATCTGTATTGAAGGCGACAAGCGTAATGCAAATGAGCGTATCTATCCTCTGCGAGAAATTTCTCGTGCAGTTGACACTATAAATCAACAAATCCGAGAAGGCAATTCCGTCTTGGGTGAAGTTGACCATCCAGATGATCTCAAGATCAATCTAGATCGAGTGTGCCACACTGTTGAAAACATGTGGATGGACGGACATGCTGGTTGCGGAAAGCTGAAAATTTTGCCCACTCCCATGGGTAACTTGATAAAGACTCTGTTGACGTCAGGTGTAAAACTTGGCGTATCCAGCCGCGGTAGCGGCAATGTAGACGACAGAACAGGACATGTAAGTGACTTTGAAATAGTCACTATAGATGTGGTTGCCCAACCCAGCGCACCAAACGCCTATCCCACAGCTATCTATGAAGGCTTGCTCAATATGAAGCACGGTCATAGAGTGTTGGAGATGGCTCGCGAGTCTGGTCAAGGCGACAAAGTGCAAAGATACCTGAAAGAGGAAGTAAAACGCCTAATCAGGGATCTTAAAATCTAAGGAGAACCAGGCATGTTTGATGCTATTAAACCATTGCTAGATAGCGGCCTGATTAACGAAGACGTTAGCCGAGAACTCAACGAAGCTTGGGATCAAAAGTTAAACGAAGCTCGTGAATCAGTTCGTGCAGAATTGAGAGAAGAATTTGCACAACGCTATGAGCATGACAAGTCAGTCATGGTCGAAGCCCTAGATAAGATGGTAACAGATGGTCTTGCCACTGAAATTCAAGCTGTAGCTGCTGAAAAGCGTGCTCTAGCTGAAGATCGCGTCAAGTTCCAAGGCAAGATGAAAGAGTCTGCACAGAAGTTTAACGGCTTCTTGGTGACAAAACTTGCTGAAGAAATTGGCGAACTGCGTAAAGACCGTAAGATGCACGCTGAAGGACTCGAAAAACTCGAGAACTTTATGGTGCATGCTCTTGCTCGTGAAATTCAAGAATTCGCACAAGACAAACGTGATGTGGTGGAAACCAAAGTGCGTTTGGTGCGTGAAGCACGTAGCAAACTCGAACAACTCAAAGCACGATTCGTAAAAGAATCTGCTGAAAAGATGACTCGAGCTGTTAGCCGTCATTTGAAGGCAGAACTTACACAATTGCACGAAGACGTAAAAGTTGCTCGCGAGAACAATTTTGGTCGTCGTATCTTTGAAGCATACGCTGCTGAATTCGGTGCTACTCACCTCAATGAGAAGGCCGAAGTCAAGAAGCTGTATAACTTGTTATCAAACAAAGATCGTCAATTGGCAGAAGCCATTGAGCTCACTGAAAAGGCGAAAGTCCTCATTGAGCGCAAGGAACGCGAAGTGCGTATGATCAAGGAATCCAACTCACGTCAAAGTGCAATGGATGAATTGCTGAGTCCTCTTAACAAAGAGAAAGCAGATGTCATGCGCAATTTGTTGGAAAGCGTACAGACAAATCGTCTGAAAAACGCTTTTGAGAAATATCTACCAGCAGTGTTGGAAGACAGATCAGTTAAAGCCCGTAAAGTAATTTCTGAACAAGTCACCGCAGTAACTGGTGATAAAACTGTACCAGAAACTCACCAAGAAGAACGCAGCAATGTGATCGACTTGAAGCGCCTGGCAGGTTTATAATCATTTTATAGAGGAGACTTAAATGTCACAAGAACTACTAGAAAGCCGCTGGGGCGAAACCAAAGAAGCACTGCTTGAAGGTTTGAATGGAACCAAGCGCAACAGCATGGGTGTTATCCTTGAAAACACTCGTAAGTACCTGAAGGAAAACGCTTCCGCAGGTTCCACAGCAGCAGGTAACATTGCTACATTGAACCGCGTGATTCTTCCCGTGATTCGACGTGTGATGCCAACTGTTATTGCTAATGAACTGGTTGGCGTTCAGCCAATGACCGGTCCAGTTGGTCAAATCCACACTCTACGTGTGCGATATGCCCAGAACTTGACTGACACAAGTGCAGCAGCAACCAGCGTACAAGCTGGTGAAGAAGCATTGAGCCCGTTCAAAATTGCCACAGCGTACTCCACAGTACCTGGTGCAACTAGCACAGCTACTAACTACACTGGTGGCGCAACAGCTACCATGGAAGGTACTGGCGGTAAGCAGATCTCCGTACAGATCTTGAAACAAGCCGTTGAAGCTCGCACACGTAAGTTGCAAGCTCGTTGGACATTTGAATCTGCACAAGACGCACAAGCCATGCACGGCATTGACGTTGAAGCAGAAATCATGGCTGCTCTTGCACAAGAGATTACAGCTGAGATTGACCAAGAAATCCTTCTCAGCCTGCGTTCATTGGCTGCCACTGAGTTCACATACAACCAAGCTACCGTTTCTGGTACTGCTACATTTGTTGGTGACGAACACGCTGCTTTGGCTGTGTTGATCAACCGTGTTGCTAACCTGATTGCCCAACGTACTCGTCGTGGCGCTGGTAACTACGCTGTTGTTAGCTCTGCTGCACTAACCGTGTTGCAATCTGCAACTACTTCTGCTTTTGCTCGCACAACAGAAGGCACATTCGAAGCACCTACAAATACCAAGTTTGTTGGTACACTGAACGGCGCTATGCGTGTGTTCGTTGACTCTTATGCTAGCGACACTACACCAGTGTTGGTTGGTTACAAGGGTTCTTCAGAAGCTGACGCTCCTGCATTCTACTGCCCATACATCCCGTTGATGAGCAGTGGTGTTGTACTGGATCCGTCAACATTTGAACCAGTCGTGTCCTTCATGACACGTTACGGTTACATTGAATTGACTAACACTGCTAGTTCGTTCGGTAACGCTGGTGACTATGTCGGCGAAATCGCTGTGTCGAACTTGTCTTTCAGCTAATCACTGCAAGGCTTTTCAAAAGCAATCAAAAACCCGCTTCGGCGGGTTTTTTGTTGACTAAGTATTTGCATGATAGAATTCCTAGATCCCACTCGTTTTTACACCAATAGACAATACTTGACACAATGGTTTCAAGCTGACACTCTATGTGTCACAGACAACGACTTTGAAAATGTTGAACATACCCGACAGTTATTAGAACAACACTCCAATCACAATCGTATTTTAGATATCACACACAATCCTTTTCCTGACAACAAACTATCATTGAAATTCACGCCAATGCTGACCAACAACTTTGAATTTTTTTACAAGCCACAAGCAGGAACAACTTTCTTTCCGTTGTTTCTTTGGATGTACAGTTTGCGAAATCCATTATGGTGGGATACTTTTTGTTTTGACTCAGGCACAAACAAAACCCAAGCTCTCATGTGTCTCAACAACCGTCCAAGACCACATAGAACTCAAGTATGGGCAGAATGCAATCAGCGGGGAATTATTGATCAGTGTGTGTTCAGTTTCACTGAGCCAGTATACTACGAAAAAGATCAGTATTTGTATCCTTATCCATTGATGATTGCTGGTGAACAACATGATCCCAACCGCAACGACATTGGTGTGGGACACTCTGTGTATGGTGATTGCGCTGTCAATTTAGTAACAGAAACTGCAACAGATCTAGCTTACATCAGTGAAAAAACTTGCAAGCCGTTTGTGGCAAGACAAATTCCAGTACTGGTAGGTAGCGTAGGCATTAATCAATTTTTAACTGACATAGGCCTAGACATGTTTTCAGATGTGGTGCCTTGGACAACCTGGGATCATGAAACAAATCAGGATCTACGTATCAAAAAGATCATGGACTTTGTTGAATCGTGGTTGAGATCCGGAACCATGCTTGAAGATTATGGTCGACTACTGCCTAGAGTTCAAGCAAACAAACAGTATTTCCACAGTGATCAATTTAGAACACTGTTGCTGCAACAGATGTCAGATCTTGTACCAGCTTAGATACTGAGCAATTTTTTTAGTAACACTGTTCCAGTCACCGCGAGCAGGTTGTCTAAACAATCTAGCACTGGAGTACCAGGGGCTAGAATCTCTATCCAGTAACCAACGCCAGTCAGTGCTGTAGGCATTGAGCATGAGCCATGCTGGCCGCCCCAGAGCGCCAGCCAAATGAATCACCGCGGTGTCCACGCCAATTACAACATCAAGATGCATCATCAGCGCAGCAGTGTCTGCAAAACTTTGTACACCACCTGGATAACAAGTGACACCAGCAGCAAGCAATGCTTGTTCCTGATCAGGTTCTGCGTCAATCTGCAGATTGATCCATTCGTATTGTGAATTATTTTTGATCATTTCCAGCATGGTTTCAAATGGCACACTTTTGTGTTGATTCAACCATGAGTCTCTGCGTCCGCTCCAACAAAAACCCACTCGCATGCGTTTTTTTGGACCAAGACGTTGTTGCCATGTTTTCATAGCAGCAACATCAGCATTGAGATAACTTTGAACTCGCGGCAAGTTTTCTACAGTGACTCCCAGTATTCCTGGGATACTCATGATTGGAACCCACAAGTCAAACTCGCCTGGGTCATCGTTGTAGGTGCCCACCCATGACAAGATTTCACTGCGACTCAGCATGGGGACCAGACCATCAGTCACTTGCAGTTTGACTCGGGCACCCATGGCATGTAGGTTATAAACAAATCGAACAAACTGGATGTTGTCTCCGTGTCCTTGTTCTCCTACCACCAGGATTGTTTTGTTCTTGAGATCTTCACCACGCCAACGCGGCTGCGAAAACTTGGGTTCTGTGCCAGCTAGGTGCTCGTAGTTCCAGCGACTTTCGTAGGCCGGCCATCCTTGTGCATAATCACCCATCAACAAATAGCACACAGCCAAGTTAAATTTGGCAGTGATATTGTCTGGCGCTAGGACCGCTGCGGCTTGTAAAAATGGCACAGCTCGTTGGGGATGACCAATTTCTCGCATGACATTGCCATAGTTGTTGAATGCAGCACTAGATTCTGGATCTTGCACAAACGCCAACGCATAACATTGTAATGCTCGTTCGGGTTGATTTTCAGCGCGAAGCTGGTTGCCTTGTTCAATAAGTTCAGTAGTATTCACGTGATATTTACACTCTGTAGGTAGTCCATTTTACATTTTTGCTAAATACTTGTCAACACAATAGGGTGTTTTATGCTGAGATTAATACCCACAGCGTAGCGACTAGAACTCGCATCGGACTTCTTTAAGGAGAAAACAAAATGGGTCGTCCTCTAAAAATACAAAAATCAAGCACTGGTTCTGGCAACGGCGGCGCAGCCGTTAGTGTGGATCTTGGCTTTCCTGACTTTGGCAGCTTGACCAATCCAGTTAAAAACTCAGTTGGCAACATGACTAATGCTCAGTATCTGGGTGTGGTGGGTGGTGCTGGTCCAACTGACACTCCGAGCGCAACCAATCCACGTGTTGACGTTATTGTCAACATTCAATTGGCATCAGGTTCGGGTGCTGGCGTAGCACAAGGTTATATTATCCGTCAAAAGGGCAGCCGCAAGTACCTAGTTGGTGATGTAACCAGCATTGCTGATGAAGATCTAGTGGTTGGTAATGCATATATTATTACTTCAGTTGGAACAACCGACTGGGTAGCAGTAGGTGCTCCTTCTAACTATGGTGTTGGTACTGTTTTCACTTGCACAGCCGATGCTGGTGCAGGTACAGGCACCGCTAATCTTGTTGGCGTTTGCGTCCTAGACAACGATACAACTCCAGCAGTTGGGTTAATGGCAATCACATACACCAACAACGATTCTACAGCTACCCCAATCAGCAAGTTGACCAACAAATTCTTGTTGGACTTTGCTGGCGGTTCTGGATTCTCTCAAGCTGAAGTGACCAATGACGTTCGTTTTTCTGCCAACTTCTTCACAGACGAAGGCACGGTTATCAAGTCTGGCACAACTGCTGTGGCCAACGTTTCTGGACAACAGAACTTGTTGGACGTGGTCATTGTTGACAACGTTACTTCCTAATTGATTTAGGCCCCGAATCCTCTCAGCTACATACTGAGAGGATTTTTTTTATGAGCAGAGCATTTGTATTAGGCAACGGAATCAGCCGCCAAGGACTAGATTTAGAACTGTTAAAACAGTTGGGGCAAGTGTATGGTTGCAACGCAATTTATCGAGAGTTTGTTCCAAATGTGCTGATCAGCACAGACACTCCTATCAGCAAAAGTATACAAGAATCAGGTTATTCACAAAACCACATGATGTATACAAGAAAACCATTTCCTGCCTTGGGCGCACTGCAAATTCCTCAAGAATATTATGGATTTAGTTCTGGTCCAGCTGCTGTTGCAATAGCAGCGCTAGATCGAAATGCTGCAATCTACCTAATAGGATTTGACATGGGCCCGACACAATCTGGCAAATTCAACAACATCTACGCTGACTCAGAGTTTTACAAAGCCAGTTCATCGGTGCCAACTTTTGTTGGTAACTGGGCAAATCAACTGGTAAAAATCTGCAAAAATTTTCCCAAACTCAACTTCTACAGAGTAATGGGCAGCACCACTGCTGCGGTAGCAGCTCTGGACAACATACCCAACTTGTATCACATGCCTATGGAAGACTTCTTAAACAGAATAAATAACACAAAGGAACTCTAAATGTCTATCTATAAGCGTGTCAGTGGGAATCTTATTGTCCAAACAGTTGGCAATACAGATTCTATAACATTTCAAGGCCTAACCGCCAACACTGCCACAGTTATTATTGATGGCAATTTAACTGTTTCTGGCGACGTTGCACTGACTGGTAATATTGCAGGTGACAAGATTTTTAACGGCACCACCAGCATTGAAATTCCTGTGGCCAGCGGCAATGCAAATATCAGCGTAAGCGGTACCGCCAATGTGTTTGTGGCCAATAGTGCTGGAATTGCAGTGACTGGCACAACAAGTATTAGTGGCAATGTCACAGGTGCCAATATCAACACAGCAGGCCTGGTCAGTGCCACTGGCAATGTCAACGGCGGCAATTTGAATATTACCACTGGCAATATTGTTCTCACAAGATCGTCAACTGCTACCACATCACCAACCATTAGATTTACAGATTCAAACACCGCAGTAAGTTCGCTAGGCGCAAACATTGGATCGTTTGAATGGTTTACTTCTGACGCAACTGGAGCGGCAGCACGAGTAACTGCCGCAGTCAAGGCCGTGTATGCTGATGCATCGGGTAATGCAAACGTGCTTATTCAAACTGCCAGCGGTGCCAGTTTGACTGACCGCATTGTGGTTCTAGGAGCCACAGGCAACGTGGGTATTGCAAATTCTGCACCACTTCATACTTTAGCGGTTTCAGGCACCATGTATGGATCTTCTACTCTGACCATTGTAGGTAATGTCGCTGGAGGTAATGTTTCAACTGCTGGACTAGTAACAGCAACAGGCAACGTCACTGGCGGCAATATCAACACAGGTGGTCTGATCACTGCAACTGGAAATATTTCTGGTGCCAATCTCAGTGTCACAGGCGGCGTCATTGGCGGTGCCGGCGGCGTCAGTGTAACTGGCAATGTCACTGGTGGCAACTTGATTATCAATGGCACAATGAGTGCGTCAGGCAACTTGACCACTACAAATATTTCTGCAACCACTCTAGACGCCAGCGCCAATATTACTGGTGGCAATATCAAGACAACAGGTATTTCTAATGTTGGTACCAGCATTGTGACCGGCACTCAAACAGTAACTGGCAACATCACAGGCGCCAACGTCAACGCAGGCATCTTGAGTGCATCTGGCAACATAATTGGATTAAACGTCAACACAGGAGTGGTCAGTGCCACTGGCAATGTGATAGCAACCGCAGGCAAATTTTT